TGCGCCATGATGCGTATGGTGTTGCTTCGAATGAGATTATTTATCGTGTTGAAGCGGTTCTTAATTTGCGTGAGGAACATGTTGTTACTCATTCGAAGACTATGGTGAAGATTCAGAACCGTTCATTGTCTGTTGAAGGCAGTGATGATGCAGATGCTGTCGATTCCAATCCTTGTAGATTGGTGAAATACGAGTTTTTTGGAAATCCTCGTACGCGTACTATCAATTATAGTATTGCTGTTACTACTTCTGATAATTTTCCTGCTCCTGATGCGAATAATGGTATTCTTCCCATTCGTGGTCAGAGTTTGGAAACTAATTTGAGGGAACCTCCTCCAGGTAAGTATTTCTGGAATTGTAACAAGAGTGCTAGTGATGTTTTGAATCCTGGTGAGGTTCGTAGTGATTCGTTTAGTTACATGAAGAATCAACGTCTTCTAGTGTATCTGCGTAGTTTGCGTCATAGTACTAGTGCCGGAGGGAATGCTGAGCAAACTATTAATGCTCCTTTTCGGCTTTATGCGCTTGAAGATATGATTAATCTTAATGCGGCGCAGAATATTAGGCTGGCGTATGAAGTTCAGCGTAATCAGAAGATGTATTTGTTTACGTCTAAAGTTCGTGCTTCTGTGGAAGAGAGATATGCTAGTAATCCTACCACTCTTTAAAAAAATAAAAGTTGATTTTATTCAGCGGCCTGGTCTTTCATGGCGCAATTTCTTTTTGATCTTTCTAATTACAGTCTTCTGGTATGGAGTGAGGCGAAACAATTCTTGGATGCGAGCCGAGTGTTGTCTAATGCTGATCGCATCATCCGCAGTGAGGTCGATGAAATCGAGTATACCTATAGGTGCATTACACATTGTAGTAATGGGGTAGGAATACCATTACTTATGTACCCTCTGGGTGGAATATTAGTGACCTTATGGGTTTAAAAATATTTAATTTAATTTAATGCGGTAGCGTTAAGGCCTTGCGAAGCCCAGTACTAGGGGCACTGCGGAGCCCAGTACTAGGGGTACTGCGAAGCTTAGATGTTCGAGGATGGAGCGTAAGCGACATGCGAGTCTACGGATTAGGGATTAGGGATTAGGGTCCAGTCATGGGGATAGGAATATTTATTTAACGTTGACCATAGTACAACGTCGTTTAATTGCTGTGTCTGTGAGAGTAACTGGATCTGCGTTGCATGTGAAGATGCGCGGGATTTGCGCGGGAATTTCGACTGTGCCGTAACGTACGTGGATGGCGCGTGGATTGTCGTAATCAACCAAATGGATTTGCGCTGTGCGTGGATAGTGGTTGAAATCGATGTCGTCAAAGATGATAGATTTGTGGATGTTTTTGTCAAAACGCTTTAGTGTGTCGATGTGGGAGACAAAGAGTGCAGGCAGAGGCGCATTTTTCTTGGCCCATGTTGTCTTCCCACATCCAGACTCTCCTTTGAGAATAAGAACCCTGTGTCTATCTCCGTCGAAAGCAAAGCTTGCCAAAGATTGACACATTTGTCCGGTAACCACAGTTTCTTGCGTGATGGTAAAGCTGTCATCTCTACTAGCATTCCAGTACCAAATGGCGTAATTGTAGCTGATGCGTTTGCTGACACAGTAATCAAGCCATTTGTCGCATTCGGTGAATGCTTTGACGACTTCACTAGGCGGTAGCCCGTCGATAGCAGCACGTATGACTGCTTCTTCCGGACCTTCAATAAAGTCGCCATCTTTTTTGCAGTATTGTTTGCATGCTTCCCATTTGCGAGGATCTTGTTTGTTGGGATGATGCCCTTGGAAATCGAGCCAGCGGACGTCAGCACGTGCGGTTTGTTTGAATTCCACACAGGCGTGTAAATGATGTGCGCCGTCTTCGTGCTGTTCCCTGGCAATGATGTAACTGGCAACAGGTGCTTGTTGCCCAAGGAATATAGCCAACTCATTGGGCAGTTGCTCGCAACGGGGATAGGTGAGGAAGAATCGTTTGCCATTGTAGAATGATGGCATTGAAATTGGTGGCTTGTGTAGTTTCTGGAATTTACACAATTTCCACATAAACTCTTTCTTATACATCCTCCTCCTCCCCACACCCACCCTATAAATATTACGGGTGGGTGTTAACCCCTGTTATAAATGGTTAAATCGTTAACTTATGGGCCTGTTGCTGGAGCGGTTCATCTCGCGGCTGCGGCGGCCAAAGCGTATGCAGCCAACAAACGTCGAAAGACCGGAGGTGGTAAAGGAGGGGGGAAATCGAAGAAAGGTCCTATGGACAAGTATTTTAAGCCTGATAATCGTTTCCCTAAGAGGCCTCCTCGCGCTTCTAAAGCAGCAGGTGCAGGGTCCAGAAACACCGGACCTTATGTAGGGAAGGTTAGGAAAGGAAAGAAGCTTAGTCGCAAGGCGGATAAGTTTATTACTCATGGGTTTACTTATAGTCATGAGATGAATGGATCTGTTGATGATCCTGATGTTTCTTATTTAGGTGTTAGTGGTATTGCTGGTTATTCGACAATTGAGTTATTGTGCCAGGTTATTTTGCGCAAATTGTTTGAGAAATCGGGTGCCATTATTAATGGTGTTGATACGGAGTTGGTTAGTGTTTTGGTTAATGTTGGAGCCAACGTCGTTGCGCAGTCGTCGTTTGGATGGCGGCTTGCTTTGAAATCTGTAGATCAGCAAACTCGTGCGATTACGTGGATTACGTATGATTTGAATGTTGCTGATACTATTGGTACTATTTGTGGAAAGAATTTGCGCCCTGGCGGTTCATTGTCGGCTAGTTGGTCGGATTTGATCAATATTTTTCGTGATTATTCCGCTGGAGGCGGTAGATTGAGTACGATTAATGTTCGTGAACCTGAATCTATTCAACTTTTGCGCCATGATGCGTATGGTGTTGCTTCGAATGAGATTATTTATCGTGTTGAAGCGGTTCTTAATTTGCGTGAGGAACATGTTGTTACTCATTCGAAGACTATGGTGAAGATTCAGAACCG